CATTTTGTTTCAGATGAAGGATAACCTTATTGAAGAAGCAAGAAAGTTCCTTGACGTTGATCAGGGCGAGTATCCTGGAGTTTTTACCAAGCCATACGAAAACTCCTTGTACTGGTGGGAGCAAGATGTACTCCTCAAGCTAAGGTCTGATGTTATCAGACACCCAGTAGTGCAACCGTATTCAGATGAATCTATTGTAGTTATTGATTATAAAACTACAAGTGATTGCTCCGTATCTGGATTTACTCGCTCTATCAGACGTTATCAGTATGACTTACAGGCCGCTTTTTATAGAAGAGGTTATCAAAAAGCTGGTTTTAAAGTAGAAGACTTCTTGTTTGTTGCACAAGAATCAAAGCATCCCTTTGCAACAAAAATATTCAAAATGAATGATGAGGATATGGATAGGGGATGGGAACAACTAGAAAAAACGCTTGGAGATTATAAGGCCGTTAGGGACGGGGAAAGACCTACGATCTATAATACTCCAAGCATAGTTGAGGTTATGTTGGGTTATGAGTTTGAGTAAGGAGAAACAAAATGAACAAAGCTAAATTAGTAAAACTTGCAGATGAAGTATTAACTGATATTGATGTTGATATGAATACTGTTTTAAGAACATATTTAGAACACAAATTATTAGATAAACTATCTAATAGGTTTAGGTCAGCTTTTTACTATCTACATTATTCATCAGAACGTCGTGAAGACCATAAAAAAGATTATGAATCTGTAAAACCAATACTTGATGATTGTATAGATAAATATCTTGGAAAAACAAAATGAACAAAGTTAAATTAATACAACATAAAAAAAAAGAAATTTATCAATTAACACAAGCTCTAATAAAAAAATTAAAAGTATGTGATGAAATGAGAATACAAAATTTAAAAAAGGAACGACAATCAATACAAGATTCTATAAAAAGATTAACAGTATCTGGAGAAACAAAATGAACAAAGCTAAATTAAAAAAAATATGTGTTGATGCTTTTGAAGAATTTGAAAAAGATGCTTACGAATGGACAAAAGAAAAATACATAATAAAAATTGCACAACTGTTAGAAAAGGGTTTAAGTCCAATTGCATATAATCAAGGCAAGGATAAAATGACTAAAACGAGTAACGCATTACGTTCTTTGTTTACAGAATCTTTTAAAGAATTGAAGGAGAAACAAAATGACTAAAAGCACATATACAATAGTTATTGAGCTTGAAGTACCAAAAGAACTTGATAGGTATGGTATATCAAGTCTTGGGGCTCCGATAGAAGTACATAAATATGTTAAGAAAAAAATAAATGAAAGATTACAAAATAATAATTTAAACTGGCGATATGCTATGGAGAGAAGATGACAGATAATGTAAACCACCCCCCACATTATAAAAAAGGCTCTATTGAGTGTATAGACGCAATAGAATCAGCTTTAACCTTTGAACAGTTTATTGGCTATTGTAAAGCGGCAGCTATTAAGTACATTTGGAGAGCGGATCATAAAGACGCAAACATCCAGGATCTTGATAAAGCTATCTGGTATCTTACAAGAGCTCGTAACAAGTTAGAGGACAGATAATGGATTCAAGTTTTTATGCTGTAGTAGGTATTTTATTGCTTATGTTTTATGCATATATGGAGAATAGATGAACTTAGAAGAAAAAAAAAAGAATTAAAAAAACATATTAAATATATCGAAATGGTTTTAAAAGAAAAAAAAGATGAACTGTTTTGGACAAATGCCGAGATAAAGCAACAAAAAGAAAAGGGGCATAAAGCCCCTTAGTTTTATCCTAGATCAGGAGGTACCGCCGCAGGGGGAGGCGACATACCGCCAGAATCAGGAGGTAAATAACGTAACACCTTATTCTTACTACCAGTCCTTTCATTCCCCTCGTTATCAGTCCAGTTGTTTTCTACTTCTTTCAAAGTAAGTGTTAAATCTTTGCCTACATAATCCTGTGCAGAGCTTGGTGGTTGTTTAACAAAACCTACAGCCTTACTAAGTCTAGTAAATATATCTGTAGATATTTGTTTTATATCCTCTCTAGGATCCCACAAGTTATACCACTCATTATGATCTCTGTAATTACCACCTGCTATTTGAAAAGTCATCTTCAAAGTCCAATTACCTTGTTGTGATTTATACTTTTCAGCAGCAATAATTTTTGCTGGATGATCGCCTGAAGGAGCCACACCTGGCCCCATAGGCTTATCATCTGTTTCTACGTACACTACGTCATCAAAATCAGACATTACCAATCTCCTTCACATTATCTGTATTTTTAGCTACGGCTGTAAAACCTAGCTTTTCTATTAATGCAGTAAGATCAGGCACTTCAAAAGCTTCTAACTTACCACTCCTATCCTTTGCAACGTAGCCTTGGCCAACTCTGGTTTGTAACCACCTAGCTTGAACTGCGTTACCCTCTGCGTCTGTATCATCTATAACTCTAAGAGCTAAGACTTCATCAAAGAAGTAAGTAATAGATTGACCTAATTTAGTACCAACCATTTTTGGTTCGTGCATAAATATACCGTCACTATTTACTTTTTCTTCCTTACAAATAAACATGACATGCATTTGTAAATCTCTAAATGCTCGCATGACATTTGTTACAGACTCTTGTACTTCTCCGTAAGCTTTACGTGGATCTTTGTGTCTAGCTTTTTCTTGTTGAAGTAATAATTCACTTATCTCTGAAATAGAATCTAAGCAAACTGTATCGTATTGCAACTGACCTGTATTTAATAGATCATATAGTTGCATTAGTTCTGATGCTTCTTTTACTTCTATCGCATCTACGTTTGTAGCATCTTTAATAGAAAGCAAACCAGCTTCAGCACTTATTACAAGCACCTTTCCTGGTGCTGTTTTAGCAAGGCTTGTTTTACCTGCACCAGCCATACCGTATACTAAAACTTTAGCACCTTGGTTTTGCACTAGCTTTTCAGGTGTGACAATCCTGCTTGTTAAATCGTTACTCATATATACCTCCTTTGATAAAAATATGTAACTTGCATATTATATACTATAATACTACAATGTGTAAAATATTATTTTTGCAAACTGTAAGGAGGGTAAATGGAAAATGCAATAGAAGATTTTGTTTGGATTGCTAACTATTATCATAGAGTAAATTCAATATCCAGACAAGAGCTAAGGAGATTAGAAGAAATGGGTATAGAACCAATACATAAAGAAAGAAAGGTTGATAAGATAACCCTATCTTCTTACATACAGTTTTTAGGTAAACAAAAAGCAGCAAAAGACTGGGGTGTTTCTGAACACACTATAGAAGCCTGGAGATACGGTCACAGGCAACCGTCTATAAAACAAGCTAAAAGGATCATAAAATTAACACAAGGTCGATTAAATTTTGAAGGTATTTATGGCGAAATAGCAGAGTTACTGACAGAAGATTAATTCAACATGTTTGATTTTAATCTGTCTGAAGATGAGGCAGCGATAGATATTGCTTTGGCTTTTTATGATGAAGGCTACAACGTAGTTCCTTTACAAAGATCCAACAAGAAACCACCACCTTTTTTGAAAGGTTGGGAACAATATAAGAATGAAAGGCCTTGTCGTACAACCGTACAAAATTGGTTTGAAGGCCAAGATAATTTAGTAGTGGCCTTGGTTTGTGGCCAGTTTATTGTTGTAGATGCTGACTCGCCAGAGGCTATGACTTGGGTTGAAGATAATTTACCAACCTGTCCTTACAAAGTTAGAACTGGTAAAGGTATGCACTATTATTATAACAACCCAGAAAACTATACAACTTTTGCTACAAGAAGAACTAACGAAACTCCAGTTGAAAGATTAATTGATTTAAGGGGTGTAGGTGGACTTATTATTGCTCCTTACAACCGTCATGCGAACGGTCAAATGTATAAGCCTATACCCCTGCCTGGTTGGGACATATATGATCATAAGGACTTACCTGACTTTACAGAAAAAGAGTTTGAAAAAATTACAGGTGTGCCTAAACAAGATAGTGTGCGTAAGACCGCACCTTTTTCTTTAACAGGTGTAAACGAAGGATCACGTAATGATAATGCAGCTCGTATAGCTGGTTATTTGATATCTAAAAATGTAAACCTAGACTTTGTAAAAATATTCTTACATAACTGGAACAAAGAAAACTCACCTCCATTACCGCAACAAGAAGTTGAATCTGTAGTTGATAATGTTAAAAAGACACACGATAGAAAGAATCAACTTGCACCTTTATTTGTGCAAACTAAAGAAGATGTCACACCACCCAAAGATTTATTTAATCCACCAGGTTTACTTAAAGATATGTATGAGTATGCAGAAGATATAGCACAAGTATCACAACCTGAATTATCTCTTGTAGGTGCTTTAG